GCAGTTAAAACAAGTTCACTTAAATAAGTACTATATGTCTTCGTCGTAAGTTTCTTCATACTCAACCAGTCTTCCTGTTACAGAGTTATAAAGTAGTTGGCCTGCAATACCTGTCTCTCCACTAAACCTATTTTTTAAAATGCGTATGGTAGTAACGTGAGCATTTTTTGTGCTTTGTTGATTTCTTTCTAAACCAATAACAATGTCGCTTAGTTGACCAATGCCAGCTGATCCACGCAATTGTGATAGTGAAGTTTGTGCTCCTTCTTCGTGGCCTTTTTCTGGAGGTCTTTTTAAATGCGATACAAGTATTAATCCAATACCAGTTTCTTCTACTAACGAACGCAAACTTGTCATTGCATTATCAATAGCTCTACGCTCGTCACCGCCTTCTAAACCAGAAACTACAATACTAATATGATCTAGAATAATGTATTCGCAGTTGCAACCTTTTGCTAAATACCTAATGCGACTAATAAGATTTGTAGAATCTAACGAGCCAAAGTGGTCATAAAACAAAATGTTTCCTGATTTTAAAACCTTGTCAAAGCTTTTAGTAATTTCATCTTCAACAAAGTCGTTTGTTATATGTAATGGTCTGTTTAAATCAATGGACAATAAACCTAATGCTGTTTTCTTTACTGACTCTTCAAGTGCAATGTAACCAATTTTTTTGTTTTGATTAATTACTAAGTCATAAGCAATTTCTCTACACATTAAAGATTTACCAATACCTGTACCTGCCGTAATTGTAACAAGTTCGCCTTGCCTTAATCCGTGTGTCTTTTCATTTAATTCTTTAAAATGGTATGGAACACATTCACTTGTATTTACTTCAAGTAAATTTTTAAGTAACGAGCTGCCTTCTACTATGCCGTCAGGTCTATAAGTTTTTGCGTCGTAAATTGCATCAATAAGTTGTTGTACTTTGTTTGCAACAAGCATTTCATTTGCATCTTTAAGTGGTAATGTAACTATGCGTGCTTGTCCGGGCGCAAATAAATCTGCAACATTATTGGCTGCTTCAATACCGGGTTTATCTTGGTCAAAACAAATAACAATATCTTCATAACCTGAAACAAAATGCAAACTATTCTGTAAATCTTTTACAGCTGATTGTGCTCCATTTTTAATTGATACGACCGGCCATTTGTTTCCAAAGACTTGACTTACAGTTAAGCAATCAATTTCACCTTCGGTTATAATTATTCTTTTACCACCATTTCTAAATAGCTTTTCTCCAAACAAAGTTGATTTTTTTGCATCACCAGTCCAGCTAAAAGTTTTATCTTTAAATCTAAATTTAGTAGCAGTACCGTAGTCCATAACGTGTACAGCTTTATTGTTAAGCTCACCAAGTTTGTAGTTGTATTTTCTACAAGTATCTAAAGTGATTTTTCTTTTCTTTAATGGTTTGTATTCCCCGATTGGTTGTTGCATTACATCTCCTAGTTTGTTTTCATAATAACTGCAGCCAAAGCAAAAAGCTGATTCGTCGTCGTACCTTGCCAAGTTGTCTTTTGAGTTACAATTTGGACAAGCTTCGTGTTGAACAAAATTAGCCATTAGCCTCTTTCCATAATTGTGTTATAAACTCATTGCCATTTGGAAAAGTTGTTTTTAAAAATGACACTGCGTTTGATTTAGTATTTAAACATGCTTGAGCTTTTTCCCAATGTTGTTCGTACAAGTGTTGCGATCCAGCATTTAAAATTAAATCACCTAAGCTATAACCTTTTTGATGTTGAGATTTTAATTGCAACAAAATGTAATTAGAAATGCATGAAAAATTAAACACATCGTAAACCCAGCCAAGCCAAGCGTCACTTGATCTCATTGTAGCAATACAATGTAATTTGCTATTACGTATTATAAATTGTAATGAACAAGTACAAGGAACGTCTTTAGATTTAGGTGGTTTTTCTCGCCAAATATTTATTACAGCTTGCCGAGATTCAGAATCATATTTAAGTGTTTCAATTATGTATGATAGTTGGTCAACAACTTTTGGTCCATACGATCCAAAAAATCTTATACCGTCGTCACTAAAGGTATGAATAATTTTTGAATACGGAGCAATTGTAGCTACACGATTATCTCCAGACAAAATCCAAGCTGCTTCTGCTGATCTAAATTTTTCACCAATTTTTCGGTTAGCTACTGTTACGTAAGGAGCAGCCATTGGTATTGTGGTTTGATAACCTACAATTTCTTTTGTTTTCATACCACGTGGTGATTTAAAACCTCTTGTTTCTAGTAAGTCTTTAATAAGCTTAAGCCAAACAACATTAGTGTTCATAGCGTAGGTTCCTCTAATAATTTTAAAGCAATAGCTCCAACAACTGTGCATGGAGTTCCGTCAGTAGTTTTTGGTTCTTCATTTACAAGTCTGTGTAAAGCTTCTGTAAAATCTTTGTACACTTGCAGTTTAAGAGTTATGTAATTAGAAAATATTTGACAAACTTTTTCCATGTCTGTTCCAATTTTAAATGACGGAAATATTCTAACAACACGAGGTGCATAAGTATTTTCTTCTTCTCTGTAACCAACAACAACGTGATACTTTTGATTGTTATGAATTATTTTAACATTGCGACTTTTAACCCGATTTCCTTCTGGTCTGTAAGGTACTGCCTCATTCATAAAAGTGTTTGCCTATAAAATCTTCAGTTTTATCTTTTGTATAATCAAACATTTTAAATTCTTTACACTCAATAAATAATTTGTTGTACATGTCGTACACACGGTCAACAGTTTTAAAGTCTTCTGTTTCTTTTCTTTCATTAAATTTTTCTTGAACAGTTTCTTTTGGTGGCAAACAACCTACGCAAATTGGCTCATACAGTTCTATATGATGTCTCATTTCTTTTGCTGTGTATGTAACGTTGCCGTCTCTAAAAATGTGACCATATACAATTTCTGAAGGCCACAAGCGATCAATAATTACTTTTGGATTAGATCTTACAAGTGTTACGTGTGCGGCAAACAAGTCGCCAACTTCCATAATAATGTTGCCTTTAGCATCACGCATAACGTGCTTGCCGTCTTTAAGACTATTGTGTACATAAACGTGATCTGGAAATTTTTCTGTTAACTTATGTGCTAACGTACTTTTTCCTGAACAGTCTGGTCCTTCAAGTATAATTCTCATACATATTCCTCTGGTGAATTAAAATTGTATTTTTGATAAACAAATTGTTTAATTAAATTTAGTGATGTTTGCTGTTCAGCATTTATAGACTTTTTGTTTTGTTTGCCTCCAACAATGCAAATACTTATAGAGGTATTGGTACCAACTCCAACGGACTCAATATCTATGCCTTTTTCAATTGAGCCTTCTAAGTCAACAATGTAATGGTAACTTAAACCAAGCATGCCAAGATCAAGTTGTTTTTTATTTAAATCGTGTTTTGTCAAATTAGTTTTTTCGTCTGTATTAGTTCGGTATACAACAAGTGTGTCTGTTGTATCTCTACTTTTTCTTCCGCTTTTTTTCAGCATTTGCTAGCCATTCCTTTGGTATTTTTTCATCAGCATATAAAATGTTGTTGTGCTCACACCACATGCCATAAGTTGTTTTTGATTTTTTTGAAATTTTAATTTTGCTATTACTAAAAACAAATCGTACGTCTTTTTCTGGGTGCTGCTTTTTAATAAGCAAATGTTTTTGTCTGTCTTTAGTTTGAAATAAACCTTTTGCTTCAATAAAAATTCCATTAGATAAAATAAAATCTGGTTTGTATGTTGATGCTTTTTCTGGTACTAAATAGGGTAACAACACTGTTTCGTACTCGTATTCAATTTTTGCAGCATCAAGCTGTTTTGCAATTTTAACTTCGAAGCCTGACCTAAAGCCAAGCTTTCGAGCTCTTATTGTTGCTGGTCTATTAAAAGTCGTCGTCATCAGTTTCTGCAGCTGGAGTTGTTTCTTCTGTATTAAAAGATTCTTCCATTTCTTCTGAATGCTGATACGCATTATCTTGCGCTACAAAACCAAAACTTTGTTGTCCGCCATTTGTATCA